GAACAGCACGGTTTCTTTGATAGTGTCTCAGATTCGACTGCAAACTTTTCCGCCTATTTACAGCGTGAGGCTTCTGATTTGGCAAAAACAGCTAGAGACTTCAACGCAATCTCTCAGACATGGAACACCATGTGCAGATATGCAATGGGGCTTGCTAACTGGTTCATCGCTGATCCAGAAACTGTTGAGTCACACGTAGCAACGTGGTGTGAGCAGGCCAGTAATTTCTTGCAGATCAAGCCAGAAGAATTCACCAACGCTAAGTTAGATGCTGCAGTGGCCCTTCACAAGGAGGGGATTGATTTGTCCGGCATCATGAACCGGCTTTTTCGGGCCGGTGGTTCGACAAATTTGGCTTCGTTTTTCCACCTGGTGCACAAGTTGAAGGCTCATATCAACAAAGCCAAGATATTGCTTCTGACATCGCAAGACAGGGCATTGCCTTATGGAATTTTGTTGTTTGGTGATGCTGGTGCTGGAAAAACTTCAGGTTATGAGCTTTTTGAGGAGAGGCTTAGAGACACTTTCAACCTGAAAGATACAGACATTTGTTCTGACCGCCCTGACCAGAATGGCCGATTGGATGGCTTTAGCCGCAACCACAAAGTTCTCATTGTCAATGACTTTCATCAAAACACTGAGAGCAGCGTCAAGCAAGGAGAGAGTGAGTTTGTCATTAAGAATATTGATACTGCTCCTCAGCCCCTAGCCAAAGCTGCTGTCGACGAGAAAGGAGCACATTTTGCACAAAACATTGTGACTATGGTCTCAACCAATGTTGAAATGGATGAGGCTGCTGACTTGAAGTGTGAGTCAAGGTTTGCGTTTTACAGGCGTTTTCCCATAATTTTACGCTTTAAGTTCCAGACTGACAAGAGTGTGCATACATTGGAAAAGGAGGAGCTGTATGACGACCCAGTTTTGCGGATTAAGACGCTTTTGAACCATGTCGACATTGATCGTGTCCGGTTTGACCATGACAAGAACAAGCAACTTCGGCGCTCTATGATTCGATTGAATGCCAAAGACATAATGGAACTGCTTGATGAAATGATTGCTGGCATTCGCAGGAACAGGGAAAAGTTTGAGCAAAAGAAAGTTCGACTGACCAAGACTAAGATTCCTGACAATGTCAGTGATTTGATAAACCACATTATGAACACCCAAGGGATCCAGCAAGTCACCACTCGCAAGGTTGAGCATCTGGAGTTTGACACTTATGATTACATGGGAATTTATTTTTGCTCACAGGACAATGCCAAAGTGGGCTTACTCAAGTTGCCTAATGGGCCGGATGAGATTCACATTTGTTATCTGCCTGACCACCAGCCCTCATGGGGAGAGTGGTTCCGATCTTTGTTCAGCTCAGATGGTTACACTAGAAGAGACAAATTTTACTTGACCATTCTCATCGCTCTGCTGGCCATTACAGTTTGCTATTTTGTGTATGAGAAATGGCAGGACTGGTTTGGTACAGAGGAAGATGTTGAGCAGGAAGCCTACACTGACAAGGCCCCACCGAGGAGACCCAAGAATCGGATGCCTGCAAGCCGCCCCAAGCAAGAAGCCTACACTTCTAAACAGACTAGCCAGATTATTGACTCAATGCGTGGGAATCAAGGTATTCTTAGTGTAGAAAAACCTGATGGCAAGTTCACTTCCGTACATTTTGTGGGCATTAATGGGCGACATGCATTAACTACCGGCCATGTTTTTGATGGAGCTAGTCCAGAGTCTTCCGTTCTGATCTGGCGAAATAATGCATGGTTGAGCACCCAAGTCAAATCCCTGAAATATAAGCATATTGAAAATACTCAACTTACTACTGTTGAGATGCCTTCAAGCATTAGCTTTCGCAATATTCGTGATAAGTTTTTGCGTGAAGATGAACTGAATGCCGTCTCAGGACGTGTCATTAGACAGGGTTTGGATCAAACTGCAATTTCAAACAATGAGGCCATATGGCGCTGGGTTGAAGGACACAACACCAAGTATGTCGCTGATCAGTATGTTTCCTTTGATGACACTGAGACTCCAAGTCTACACAGGTATTATTCTGTGTCCACTGAGGGTGATCAGGGAGATTGTGGTTCATTATATTTTCACCTCGACAACCAAATTGAGCGTAAGATTATTGGTGTGCATGTTGCAGGGTATACAGGCACTGCAATGGTTGAACCCCTAACCATTGAGTTTATTGATGAGCATGTACCTTATGCAGCTGATCTCTTAGAACCAGTGCTGGCAGTAAAGCAACAGGCAGTGGACCTTGCTCCTGGCTTGGTAACACTTGGAAAAGTCAAACGCAAGCATTACGTGCACGTTCCCACCAGAACACGTATTGTGCCTAGTATTTTCCAGAACTATATTCCTAGTAATGAACAGCCAGCGATTTTAGAGCCAGTTGTTTGGCCATATTTCTTCAATAAAGGGAATGTGGTTCATAAGCACATTCAGACCTGTCCAGGATTCCGGCAAATAGTAGACTATTTGGCAGCCCGGACTCCAGCACCCGATCCACGAATCAGTTCTGTAATGTGTGATGAGATGGCTCTTAATGGGCTGTCACAGTCTGCCAACAATCGTATCAATACCAAGAGTTCGCCTGGTTTTGGATATACTAAATCTGGAGAAGGCAAATTCCCATATTTGTACCGGGAAGATGAACAGATTATTTTTGGTAAGGTCGTTGAAGGCAAGATTGTGATGTCGGATGAGACAAAGCACCGTGTATACGATCTTCTTGAACGAGCTAGAAACGGAGACGACATACTGGTTATAATGGAAGATGTTTTTAAGGATGAAAGGTATGACAAAGTTGTTCTGACTCACGAACTCTTGGAGGCATACCCTGGTTTGTATGATGAGTCAGATCTTGGCCTGAAGGTTAGATCGCCAAAAGCTAGAGTCATTAGTGGATGCAGTTTGGAGGTTCTGATTGCATGTAAAAAGTTGTTTGGCGCTTTTCTTGAAGCCTGTCGACGTCATCACCCAAACTGTGGTCCACAAGTTGGTTTGCCGGCTAATGGCCCAGAGATGCATTTTCTATTTAGACGATTGTTTGCAACAACTGAGCGCAATTTCATTGCTTTGGACGCCAAAGGATATGATTTGTTTTTGAACCTGCTTGTACGACGTATGTATAGTCTCATTGTTGAGAAATGGTATGCAATTCATTTTTCTGATGAAGATCCAAGAAATGTAATTGCTCGCCGTAAGTTCCTGGAAGCAATGATGCAAAACATGCACATTTTTCGTCATACGCTTTATGCCAGGTTCAATGGCCAAACATCTGGAAATCCACAAACGGCTGAAGAAAATTCGTATTGCACCGAGATCATGATGCTTAGCTGTATGATTTCACACTTTGACCAGTTGGAACCCAGTGAAGTGATACGTCTATACGACGATTCAGTAGCTGCTTTCTATTATGGTGATGATTTGTTGCTGGG